AATACGTCGACGACATCTTTTATAGCTTCCTTTTGAGCTTCAGTTGCGGCTGTAAAATTTTTTAAATTTTTAATGCCTTCGTTAACGTCTGAGGAGACTTTACTTTTTGGATCTAAATCTGCCATATACTTTATCTATAAAGATAAATATTTACTTCTTAGATTTTGCCTTAGTAACAAAATCATAATCCTTCGATGCTTCCTTGACGAAGTCAGGAATCTTGAACTTATTCATGTCCGTATTTTCTGTTACTTTTTGAGATTGCTGATCGCGTATTTCTTGTACCTTTTTCAAGTACTCGTTTATCTTCTTAAGGTTAAACCTACGGTGAGGAACCGGCATATTCCACACCTCGAAGTAGCCGAAGCCTCCGCCACCGTGGTAGGTAAGCTCGAAGACTTCGGTCATAAACTCTTTTCTATAGTCCGCTCCCGGGAAAAAAGAATTCCGCTCCCATCGGCAAATCAGTGTCTACTTCTGTTCCATCTTTAAGAGTGAATTGGACTGACGTATCGATGTCTGGTGTGATCTGGGATACGTATTTTCTTAGCTCTATAGAATCTCTGGCGAGTAATGCTCCGCTATCTACAAAGTCCCTAATGGTCTTCGGTGAAAAGTCTCCGTTTACTGATGTGATTTGATACTTTAGCCTAGTGCTAAGCATTCCTTGGTCTTGACCTAGGGATTTTTTAACTCCTTTGATCTCTTCGTCTATTTTTTTATCGTCCGCTACTGTAAGAATCTTGAAAGTTAACTCGTTCTTAGAGAAAGGAAGTACGAAAGCGAATTCGTTTTTGTTTTGAAACTTAGAGAAGTCTACTTCTTTGTACTTAAGATTCTGAAGGTCTACAGTTACTGTTTCTTCTTCTCCTGTATTTGCGTTCCTATATTTAAATGAGTAGTCTTTACCGTAAGAGAGGATGCGAGCCGCGATAAGAAGACCGTTGCGATCTCCTAAAGTTAGATCTTCGTAATTGATCGGAGTCTTGATTAGGCTTTTAAGCATTCTTTCGATGGCTAGACCCTGACGAAGAAGATTGACATTGGTCAAAATATCTTCTTCTTTTGCGGTCATATACTTCATTTCGATGTTTCCTGAGGAAAGTGTATTGTCTTTTGAATAAACTAAACCTTTTGATGGAAGATCTACCATTTCGGTAGGCACTGTAAACTTTGATTCGGACATAAAATTAATTATTTATTTATAAATATACACAACACTAGATTATTACACAAAAAAAAGACCGCAGTGTTGCGGTCTCTCTTTGTTTTTCTTTTATATTAATAATTTAAGATGCAGTAATCCATTCCGATAGTCATTGTCAATTCGGTAGGATCTGTTGTAGACCAGTCGTAGGCTCCAAAAGCAGTTTCCTTAATGAAAGCTCCTTTGATGATCCACTCTGATACTACGTCACCAACTGGTCCGATGATAGAGAGATTCAAGTCCTTCTTATAGAAGTCTGAATAACCGTCACGGCCTGTTACTGATTCGTGATGCAAGCGTACCCACTCCATAATAGCCTGTTGGCCTGAAGGTGATATAGGATTATAAAGAGAAAGAGTCATGTCTCTCCACTCTGCTTTTCCTTTAAGCTTGCGATAAACGTTGATGTGGTCGAGTTTAATTTCTCCTAAAGTCACACCTGGAGCGTCTGCCTTTTTGATCATGTAAGACGGAATACCGTCGATGTACATAACGAACCTGTTGGCTACCGTAGGTTCAAAGGCTGTATACATTATTTCTGATGGATCCAGTACTGGCATCTCTTTTAATTTTATGTTCTCTTATAAATATTCAGAACTTATTTTTTCTTAGCAGCTGCGGCTTTCTTTTTAGCTTCGACTTCTTTTTTCTTTTTGTCTTCTGCTTCTTTCTTTTTCTTAGCTTCGACTTCTTTTTTCTTTTTGTCTTCAGCTTTCTTCTTAGAAGCGTCTTTTATGGCTTCCATCAAAGTATTAAAATCAAGAGCTTCTTCCACTTCTTCTACTTCTGCCACTGGTTCTTTAGCTTCAGCATCACCAGACTTCTTGGATTTAATTTTATCTAAAGCCATTTGAAGAGCTGTTTTTACTGCTACTCCTAATCCTCCAGCAGCTATCAAAGATCCAAGTATTTCGGCCACTTGAGCTTGATCAGGACTCATACCAACGTATTCGTTGATTTCTTCCTTTTCTTCTCCGCCAGACTTCTTAGATTTGATTTTATCTAAAGCCATTTGAAGAGCTGTTTTTACAGCAACCCCTAGTCCGCCTGCAGCTATTAGAGATCCAAGTATTTCGGCCACTTGAGCTTGATCTGGACTCATACCTACGTATTCGTTCATTTCTTTGCCTTCTTCCATCATCTCCATTCCAAGATCATTCATTACGAAAGTAATTGCTGAATCTAGATCTGTGCCACCGTCTACTTGCTCTTTTACTTTTTCATAGAAATCTTTAAGCTCTTCTGCTTTTCCAGAGATAGCTTCTTGCATTCCGTGTTTCTTGTCCAATTCTGCTTGGATTGCTTCGTATAGGTGTTTTGGTACCTTTACTCTTACTTTTGTATTTTCTGTAAGTTTCATTTTATTTTTTTGTTATGTTTATGCTCCGAATGTTGTTCCTGTTGGTAATACGTTAAAGTCAAGTTGGATAAATTCAGCTACCCTTGTAGGCTGTAGATATATTGTACCAACCAATTGATTCCTATCGATCACATCAGGTGTGTTGTTTGTTTCGTCCATTACAACTTGGAAAGAGTAGAGACCCTGACGCTGTTGTACTGATTCAAGATAAGGATTAACTTGATTTAAGAACTTATTCCTTGTTACTTGAGTGTTTGGTTCGAATACGATAGTTTCTCCAATTTGACCAATGTAACGCTTAAGAGCAATCAACAACCTTCTTACATTTACGCGATCAAGAGCAGAAGCTTTAGACTGTAGAGTCTTTTGACCGTATATTACCGTTCCAACTCCAGGGAATGTAGCGATTGGGTTAACTTTAGCTGTGTAAAGAGAGTTCCTATCATCTACGCTCAACCTTCTTTCTGGCCTAAGCACTGTAGACATTCCGCCTCTGTTAAGACCAGCTGGTGCGAACCACTCAGCGCTTACCTTATCGTTGTATTCGTATACTGCTGGTACCAAAGTAGAAGCAGGAACGAAATTGATTTTACCAGTTTCACGGCTAGAGATTTGTACCCATGGCCAGTAAGCTGCTCCGTAAGAGTTATCGTAAGTTTGTGCTTTTTGTATTACCGTGTTCATGTTCTGACCAAAAGAAGCCAAATCGATAACCGCTATAGAATCTCCTCTATTTTGAGATATGTTAAGAACATCTGATACTACTGTAGGAGCGTTTTGAGTATTTACTCCCGGAGCATATATTACGTTGAAGTCGTAAGCGTCTTTGTTAAGAAGCAAGCTTGTTGCTATTGTGTAATCTCCTACGAATATACCTTGTATGTTAGACTGAGCTCCATTAGTGGCTTCTATAGCTACAGTTGTTTTTATGTTCTCGAAAAGATTCAAAGGCGCTTTTCCAAAAGATCCCCAAACCTTTCCAGTTGCAGCTCCGAATGTTCCTTGAGCAGATCCTGAACCTATTACAGGTATTGAAGAAGTATACTGAGCGTACGGTTGTCCGTATTGATTTAAGTAGTTAGGAGTTGGAGTGTATACGTTTTTAACTCTTACGTATTTGGATTTATTTGCATAAGATCCGCTAAGCTGTAAGTAATAACTTCCGTTTTCTAATATTGGATTCTCTTTGGCGTCACCTATAACGTATGATATGTAGTTAGGCTGGTTTGGATCCAAAGATATATTATTCCAAGATTCTAGTATAGTCTTATTATTTTCATAGTCATCTCCACGTCTAATGATCAAGCTGAAAACTCCTGATCCAGTGTCTGCTCCAACGATTTCCCACCTAATGTTTGCAGAAGATCCTGAAGGTAACGCTCCGTTAACTGTAGAAGAAAGACTTCCGCTGTTGTTCATTACTTCACCTTGAGTCATTGTCTCAAGATCGAATGCTGCAGCGCTTATTCCATCAGTTCCATTTGCAAAATTATATGCAACTGGTGTGTCGGCTATACTTCGAGTTAATTGATAACTGTTACCGTAAGTACCTGCGGATGCTGCGCTGATCGTTAATGTTGTTGTTGAACCCGATGCATATATGTTATTTATCGGAGATGAAGCGTTACTGATTGCAGTCGCTACTAAAGATATCCAATTTGATACAGAGGATACTGCGTTGTTTGGATATGGAACTGCAGAGGATCCAACACCTACATATAGATACGTATTATTTTGGAAATAACTTCCGGTATCAGCATATGGATAATTGTAAATAGTGTAGGTAACATCTCCTGCCACAGTTGGATAATTCACTCTCATAAAATTCCAAGATCCAGTATCCCTAGCCGCAGCTGTAAAACTTGCAGATGCAACATTACCTGCTACTGAAGTTAGACGATTTGAAATTGATGCTATCGCCGAAGTGTATGATCCTGATGCTACACGTGTTACCAAAAGAGAATCTCCGCCTTGCTCAAAGTAATTGAGGGCTGAGATTGAAGTTAAGTATTCGTATGGAGCTCCTCCAGAAATGAAGGACGCACCGAATAGAGCTTTGAATTGAGAATACGAAGTTACTAACGTTGGAATATTAACAGGTCCAGTGACTGTTGGGCCTACAATGGCCGCACCAGCTGCAACTGGACCCTGTGTTATTTGTGATAGATCGTTCTCTGATACGAAGACTCCTGGAGATAATAGAGTTTCTGCCATTTATTATGTTTTTATCTAGCAATAAATATCGAAACTTTTTTCAAAAACTCTTATTGTACTACGGTGTATTCTCCTGTCTCTAAATTAATGCTAATATTGCCGTAATTTTCTTTAAGATCAGAGAAAAGTTTCTCTTCGTCTTTCCTTAATTGAACAATACGTTGCTTTTGAGAGTCTAATTGCAAGTCTATCAAAGTCTTTTGATAATTCAATTCTCCTAGAACCGAGGCGATTTCAAGAGATTCTTTTTTAATAAAAGAGATCCTTTGTAACTCGTTTTCCGTAATTTTTGTAACTTCTGCCATTTTTTATTTTTTTGTTTGGTTTGTTTTTTCGCTTTCTACTTTCTTTTTTCCCGCTTTTGGCTTTTCTTTAACTGCGGTCGCTTTTAGAGTTGGCTTTTCTTTGATCTTCAACTCTTTTTTAGCGGGTAGTTCTTCTTTAACTGCAGGTTGAACTTCTACTGGGGTTTCAATAACAACAGTAGCTTTTTGCTTTTTCTTTGAAACTGCATAGGTTACCACTCCGGCAACAATTACAGTAAATAAAATCAATAATAACATACTTTTTTATTTATAAATATATGTAAATAAACAAAAGAAGTTACTAGTGAAAATATTTTTAGACTATAGGTTCTTCAGATCCGGTTGGAGCAGATCCTGTTGGAGGTAAAGGTACCAAAGTTACTGGAATTGAAGCTGCTACTAGTTCATCAATGTAGCGATTGTTTTGACCCCAGTTGTCAAATTGCTCATCTGTCAAATAATAATTTCCTTGAATGCATTGTGCGCCAGTATCAGTAAGAAGCTGATAATAAGTTCCGCATGTGGTGTCAGACGTGTTAAAAGGAAGTATTTTAACGTCTAGAGTTGTAGCTGTTCCTGCGAAAGGGAAAACTATCGGTTCGATTTGTGCCATTTGTTTTGTTTTTATAGATAAATATGATTAGGCGAAGCTAGAGCTCATGTATCTAGTTCCGTTCCAAATAAATAATAGAGATCCTGACCAGTAAGCGCTTCCTGTTAAAGGAGAGCTTGAAGCAGTTAGAGGTAGTACAAATGATGAGCTAGGAGACATGAATATAGATCCCGTTATTATTACGCTTCCTGTGACATCAATTACTGCTGTTG